AAGCGTTGACGCTGTCGCCGGTTTGGATGGCCATCAAGATGATCTCGGGCGACTGTGCGAAGATCCCGTTGAACGTGTGCCAGCGCCGCCTCGATGGCGGCAAGGACGTCGATCGATCGCACGCCGTGCAAATGCACATCAGCCGCGACGGCCTAGCCAACGAAGAAACGACAGCAATCGACTTTTGGCGACAACACTACACGGCCGCGCTGTTGTTTGAGAATGCTTACATCTGGATCGACACCAACGGGTTTGGAGACGTGGTCGGCTTGTACCACTTACTGCCCGATCGCACTCATCCGAAACGCATTAACGGCAAGCTCTACTATCTCAGCGAGATCAACGGCCAGATGGAAGCGTTCCATCACACCGAAGTGATCCACCTGCGCGGGCTGTGCTGGGACGGCATGCAAGCCCCTTCGCTTGTCAGCCAAGCACGTCACGACTTCGGCATGGCGTTAGCCTCTCGCAAGTTCACAAGCAAGTTCTTTGCCAACGGTGCTCACCTAGGCGGTGTGATTCAAACACCTGAAGGCTACAGCAAGAAGGCAACCGACAACATCGAAGAAGGCATAAAAAATCGCGGCAAAGACCCCGACAAGATGTTCCGCACGATGGTGCTGCGTGACGGCGTGAAGTTCTTTGCCACAACCGTCGATCCTAAACGAGCACAGTTGCCCGAGTTAGACGAAGCACAGGTTCGCCACGTGGCTCGCTGGTACATGCTGCAACCGTCAATGCTGGGCGTGAAAGAATCGGTCTCCTACAACTCCGAGGAAGCTGCCAAGCAAAACTACTTCGATACAACGCTCTCTTATTGGTTGCGACCCACCGAGGCACAGTGCGGACACAAGTTGCTGACCGAAGACGAACGGCGGCGGGGTTACATCGTCCGAGCTCAAATCGACGCACTGAAGTGGGCAGACACCAAGACCAAGATGGAAGTCGCCTCCAGGGGAGTGTTGACAGGCATCATCAGCCCCGACGAGGGCCGATCGTGGTTTGGCAAGAACCCACGCGACGACGGACAAGGCGGCAAGTTCCTGCAACCGGTCAACATGCAAATGGTCGGTGACGAAGACGAACTAGAAACCGGCGAAGAACCTGACGGCGATGCCAACGACTCTGCAGGTGATCGCTCGGATGTCACGCAAGACTTTCATCGCCGTTTGTTCGAAAACACCGTAGCTCGTTGTGTTCGTCGACTATTAACGCATGCCGAACGAGCCGAAAAGAAGGACGGCTTGCCAGCGTTCCTGTCTTCCATGCGTGACCAGCATGGCCCGGCCATCGACGAGATCTTGTTTGATGTCGTCAACGCTCTCAATAGCATTCGAACGGACGGCGAGACGGCGGCGGTGATCGAAGTCCGTGATTACATCATCGAGTCATTTCGGCATTCTGGTGGCGATGCAGTCGAGTCAATTCCCGCATCAACCGCCAACGTCTTTTTCTAACAGAAGATCGCAAAGCACGCGAAGAAAGCAAAGCCATGAACAAGCAAGCCATCAACGGACAGCCTGAACGTCGTGACATGAACCACGCACGTTGTATTGCCAGCGTCGAGACTCGCAACGAAGGCGACGACAAACAGCAAGTGATCGTTGGCTATGCCGCAGTGTTCCATCGCGAAGACGATCCCGGCACCGAGTACCGTCTGTGGGGCGATACCGTCGAGCGGATCATGCCCGGTGCGTTTGATGAAGCTTTGAAAGACGACGACGTTCGAGCGTTGGTCGATCATCAAGGATTGCTCGGTCGTACCGCTTCAGGAACTTGTCGTTTGAGTGTCGACAAGGTGGGCCTGCGTTACGAGATCGACGTTGCCGACACCACCGATGGCCGTGACACGGTTGTGAGTCTTGATCGTGGAGACCTCGACGGCAGCTCGTTCGCATTCCGCACCAACGGCGGTAAACGTGGCGAGGTCAAATGGTCCGAAGAGACGCGAGATGGTGATACGCTGTACGTGCGTGAGATCCACAACTTAGAACTGCTCGACGTCGGCCCGGTCAAGTTTCCGGCTTACCAAGCCACAACCAGCGGCTTGCGTTCAGATTCACCCGAGCTTGCCGACTTGAGAGACGAGTTCGCCGCTTGGCGATCAAGTGACGAGACCGACTTCGAAGAGATCGACCGAATGATGGACGTCGACCTCGCGATCGCGGCAGCTCAGTTAACATGACATCTTTGGGGGCCTGTTGAAGTGTAAGGTGCCTTGCACTGGCTTCAATGCAAGACGTTGCGTTGCGTGGTTCGAATCCACGGGCTTCCACTTTTTCAAAATTTCCCGCGCGAAAAAGTCGAACACTCCAAAACTCGTGATAAAGTTTTCACTCGACGGGGCGAAAGCCCAACCACGTGCAAAACGGCACCGCTTCTGAAACCGTGGATGTCTAATCGCCCACGAAGACGCTAGGTGCTCTGGACACGAACAACCCCCGTGTCGCACACCCAGCCCAACGACAACCGGCACGGCTGGCAACCAAGCATTTGCACGCGGTCACGATTACAAACTCTACTTCATTAGCAGGCCACCCTTGCGACAGCCGTTGCCGGTTTTCTTTCCTTCTGAAATCCGAAACGACCGACGCCAGTGGCCAACGAGGTGAACAGCGATGTCGCGCAAAGACGAACTGCGTAAGAAGCTCAAAGAAACATTCGAGGCAATGGAGCGTGCCCGAAAGGACATGCACGAACGTCGTGACCAGTACGACAAAGACGTTGCTGACGGTAAGACGCCTTCGGTCGACAAGTGGAACGACCAAGACGAAGCTCGCTGGGCGGAACTGAACAACACGTTCAATGAAACCAAGCAAGAGCTCGATCGTGAAAGCCGCTTCGACGACATCGATCGCTTTATGGATGAAGAAAGAGAACGCCTCTCTCAAAGCACACGAACATCAGGCCATCCGGGCCGAGAAGATCGAAGCGGTCAATTCCCTAGTGGTGATGGCGGTAATGATCGACGCCACGAAGGCCAGGGAAGCGAATCCGAACAGCGTGATCTTGCTATGCAGGCATGGGTAGGCCGGCGGCACGAAGCTTGCCGTTCCGAACGACACTTGTCAGCCGCTCAACGGTTCGGCATCGACGTCAATTCCGATGAGCTGCGGATCAATCTGTACGACACAAGCGAGTTGCTTCAGTACCGTTCCTTGTACGATCACCATCACCGCTCGCAGATTCAACGACGAGCGTTGTCGGGTCACCAAGGCTCGTCAGGTGCATTCACGATTGGCAGCACGCTAGTTAACGCTATCGAACGAAACATGCTTGCGTTCGGTGGTATTGAGCAAGTTGCTGACATCATCGTGACCAACACAGGCGAGGAAATGTCCTGGCCTACTGCCGACGACACCAGCAATGAAGGCGAAATGCTGGGCGAGAACACAGCAACCGGCGACGATGAAGAACCGGACTTCGGTAACGTCCGATGGAACGCTTACGAATTCAGCTCCAAAGCACTGAAAGTCCCCGTGCGACTTCTTGAAGACGCTCCCGCTAACTTTGCCAACGATTTAGGTGCGATGCTCGGCGAGCGTATCGGACGCGCGAAAAACCGTAAGTTCACCAACGGCACCGGGTCGGGACAACCGAAAGGTGTCGTGACGGCTGCGAGTCTTGGAATTACTGCGGCCAGTGCAACCGCAATCGACCCCGATGAGATCATTAAGCTTGAACACTCGATCGACCCGGCGTATCGCGATGATCCCAGCTGTGGCTACATGAGCCACGATCAAACCACGCTGGCGATCCGGTTACTGAAAGACAATGAAGGTCGATATCTGTGGCGACCGGGCCTGCAAGAAGGCAAGCCTGACACCCTTAACGGTCGCCGGCACACGACTAATCAGCACATGGACAGCGCCGTTGCAGCCAACAACAAAACGCTGCTGTTCGGTCAATTCAGCAAGGTGAAGGTACGACGCGTCCGGCAGTTAGTTCTGTTGCGTCTTCGCGAACGAGGTGCTGAGCAACGCCAAGAATGGTTCATCGCCTTTGAGCGAGCCGACTGCAACACGCTCGACGCCGGCACAGCACCGATCAAGTACCTGCAACAAGCTGCTTCCTAAGATAACCTCCGTAGCGTCGGGCGGTCTGGTTTCAAGCCAGCCGCCCGGCCCCGAACACCTTTAAAGGCACTGATCATGGCCAAGAAAGAAGCTCCACAGCTGACGATTCGATTCACGTGCTCAGCTCAAGTGCGTGGAAAGTCGTATCGCAAGGGCGACAAAGCCACCTTCGACGAACAAACAGCTCGTGCCTACATCAACGCAGGCCAAGCCGAACTTGTCGAAGGCGATGAAGCCACGGCCATGAAGTGGGCAGCCACTAAGAAGGCACCTTCCAAGCCTCCAACAGGCTCCAAGTAACCAACACCGCGACATTGTTCGCGATAGCTCCAACCTCAAGGTAGAACCATGACAGGACTACTCACGGAAAACACCAAGATCGTCGCAACGGACTCCAGCACGTCGGCGGGCACATCCACCGTTAACAGTCAATCGGTTGACATGGAATCGGACGGCGGGTTTGACGAAGTCACGTTCGCTGTCGAATTCGAGACCGCCGCGGCGGACAATGTCGCCAAGCTACAATCGTCACCTGACAACTCGACTTGGACCGACATCAACGGCGCGACGATCAGCACGGTCGACACCGACGACAAGGTTCAGCGCTTGAACTCGTTCCGACCACAAGCTCGTTATGTGCGACTGGTTGCCACACGTGGCACGTCGACGGTGCTCGGCACGATCCTTGCGGTCCTGTCGCGTCCACGCACGGCACCTTACAACCCAAGTGCCGACTACAACGTGGCTCGCACGATCGAGAAATAATGGACTCAGCAGCACGACAACTTGGAGAGTTTGGCGTACTGGCTTCGCTGCTGGCCTGCGTTGTAGTGGGCGCGTTCTGGTTTGCTCGCTGGGTCGGTGTGAATGCGGTAGTGCCAACCGTCCAGGCACTTGTCGCTTTCATTAACACGCAATCGGAAGTAAGCAAGGAGACGCTCGAAAGCATTCGAGAACTTAGAACGCTTGAACTGAAGATAGACGCTGCTATCGATGAAATGGCCGCAGCACACTCAGACGTCGATTCAACGTTCGCGACCGTTCACACGAACGAAGCGATTAGGTTGCTGGCGATGGCAGTCCAGGAGGTTGCTAACGGAATGGACTTAGACGTGAGTGAAATCGTTGACAAGATTCAAACGTGTCTGCAAAGGCAGGACAAGTGAATTACGGACTCGCAACTGTTACCGCACCGGCGGAAGAGCCGATCACGCTCACTGAAGCCAAGGCACATTTACGGGTTTACATCGACGATGACGACACGCTGATCACAGCACAGATCGCGGCGGCTCGACAGTGGTTTGAAGAGACAACTTACCGGCAACTCGTAACGGCGACTTACGACTTGGTACTGGATGACTTCCCATCGGGAGCTTGTTCAATCCTAGTACCCCGAGCTCCGTTACAGTCGGTCACGTCGATCAACTACACGGATTCGGCGGGTGATGAGCAAACAATGGACAGCGGCGACTACGTGGTCAGCACGAGCCGCGAACCGGGCGAGATTCGATTGGGCTACAGCAAGACGTGGCCGGCGACTCGCAATGAACCGGACGCTGTGACAGTGCGATTTGTGGCTGGGTACGGCGACGAGAGCACGGTGCCCGAGGCGATCAAAGCGGCGATCAAGTTAGTGGTCGGTCATTTGTACGAACATCGTGAAGAGGTGATTGTCGGCGAGACTGCGAACTTGCTGCCGATGGGAGCCAAGTCGATCGCGGACATGTACCGACTCGGCGACGAACTGTTGGCTTACGGAGTCGCGTGATGCGAGTGGGCAACCTGCGACATCGAATCACGATCGAAGAGAACACGCCCACTGAGGACGCGGCAGGGCAACCGATTGAAAGCTGGTCGACGCTGGACGGTTTCAGCAACGTACCAGCGGAAGTGATGGAGACAGGCGGAAGCGAGACGTTACGCGGCAAGCAGGTCTCGGCAACGGCAACCCACGTGGTTCGCCTGCGTTACGCACCTGGCGTGACAACCGAACATCGCATCACGTGGGAAGGCCGAACACTGAACATCGAACAAGCTCGCAACCCAGACGGCAGACGCATCGAGCTGTGGCTTGAATGTACGGAAGCCAAATGACAAATGACCAACACGATCACCAGCAGCATCGAAGGGTTTGACGAAGCCGACCGAGCGTTGGCAGGCGTCGAGCCGTTCCTTCGTCGCAAGCTGGCCGATCGAGCCGTACGAAGAGCGGCGGGTAAAACACGATCGTCGATCCGCAAAGAAGCTCCAAAAGGTGACGGCATTGGTGGTGAAGAAGGCTTTCCCGAACTGAAGAAAGAAATCAAAGCAGTCGTTCGAAAGTACGACAAGCTGACGTTGGCGGTGATCGGCCCGACTGTAGAAGCCCGACAAGCCCACTTGGTCGAATTCGGTCACAAGATGGTGGTCGGCGGAACGATCAGCAGCGGCGATCCGGCACGAACACGAAAGGCCAAAGATCCCAACCGGACCGGCAAAGGTCGCGTCGTTGGATTGGTTGAACCCAAGCCGTTTGTGCGACCGGGTGCGGAGAAGTCCAAACCACAAGTCGAACGCACGATGGTCGACGTATTGAAACAACTGGCAAGTGAGTATCCCGAATGGCAAGCATTATAAGCGAGCTGCGGACGTTCTTACTTGCGGATTCGAGCATTGCAAACGACGTCGGCGGAAACCGGATTCGACCGAAGCGTTTGAAACAAAACGAAATATTGCCAGCCATCCGGTTGAACGTTGTCAGCGGCGATGAAGAGTCGCACTTGAACGGCATCAGCCAGAAGTCACAAGCCACCGTCCAGGTCGACTGTTACGCAGACACCAGCGAAGCGGCAGACGCTTTGGCCGAGAAGGTGCGACTGAGATTGCAAAGCTACCGCGGGCTGCTCGACACCATGTATTGCAGCACGATCGCCATCAGCGGCGGATTGCAGCAAACCCCCGAACCACCCAACGACGGCAGCGACGCTTGGCGAGACATCAGCACACGCGACTATCGAATCCACTATCAACAAGCAACTAGTTAGGAGCCACGATCATGGCCGACACAGGCAATGGAACAACGCTCACTTTGAGTTCAACGGGTGCGGTTGGAAACGTCCGCCGAATCACTGGCAATGAAGAGACGCTCGGCAAGATCGGTGTGTCTCACCTTGGTACGACAGGCCACAACGAATACATCCCTGGTGACCTGTCAGAGCCCGGCGAGGTCACCTTTGAAGTCGAACTCGATCCCACCACCGCCAAGCCCGGTCTCGGCACGGTCGAGACGGCAACGGTTACGTTCCCGCTTGGCAGTGGTGGCAGTACAGCAGCCAACACCGCTGGCACTGGCTTCTTGACCAAAGTTAGCGAACCGACTTTTGAGAATGAAACGTTGATGGTGCGTGAACTGACCTTTGCGTTCGACGGCAAGACAGGTCCAACGCACACCGTTCAGTCGTAACGCCGTCGAGCCACGCGATTAATTGTAGTTACAAAAAAGGACATACCCATGCCGACAATCAAGGTCGAACTACGAAAGCATGTCGGGATTCAACAAACCCGTCTCGGTTCAATTGAAGTCGAACACGCTCAGCGGTTGATCATGGTAACCCTCGTTCAAAACGATGGTACCGAAGCGACGTCGCAAGTCGGACTTGTCGGCACGCAACCCGGTGCACCGATCAACTTCATGCGTCAACCCAGCGGTCAAGAGTGGCCTAAGCCGATCAAGGATGCCGTCCGCAAGCAAGTCGCGTTGGAGCTCGGCGACGAATCACGCAACGAAGCACAACCGCCAGCTCCACAGCCGGTTGTACTTCCGGTCGATGAAGAGGAACTCGACGACGGCGACACTGACGTTATGCCCGACATCGACGACTAACAAGCCGTCGAGTCACATCGAGACCAACCACGAAAGAACCACATGCTTGCGACCAAACAGAACTTGCTCGGAATGACAAAGCGACGCTTCACCACGGTGGATGTTGCCGATTCGGAGTATCGCATACGAAGCCTGACCGAGAACGAGAAATCCGAGTACGAAGCGGCGGTCATGACTGACAAAGCCGAGTTCTCTGTCGCCAAGATGAAGCGGCAACGGATCCGGCTGTTGTTGTTGTGTCTCGTCGATGACGAGGGCAACCGATTGCTCGACGATGCCGATGCAAGAATGCTCGGGCAAGTCGATGGCATGGTGACCACGGCGTTGTTCGATGCGTGCCGTAAACACGTTGGCTTTGAATCGGGCGACATCGAGGCACTAGCAAAAAACTCCGCAAGCAGCCCCGGCGACTCTTCGCTAGACGACTAGCGCTACGTTGGGGCATCGTCGACTTTGAGGCGTGGTACTCGGAACTTGATTCAAGAGTGATCGACGGTTGGTTGGCTTACGACTCGATCGAGCCGATTAGCCAGCCATGGGAACACACGGGCACGATCGCGGCGGCGTTACAGAATGCCGTCGCGGCGTTATGTGCGGCCAACGGTGTCGAGGTCCAACCGCTGACGCCTACTGACTTCATACCGGGCGACAAGCC